GATACGGACATGTTCTACCATAAATAGCAATCATCAATCGGTAATACTCCAGATAATTCGGATCATATTTTGTAATACGTCTTATTCCTATAAAAACAGATTCATATGTTAATAAAAAAGTATGAATGTTCCTACGCTGTTGTATTGTACATGTCTGTAAGGAGAGTGCCGTATAAATTAAAAATTCTTTATATCCATTTGTGATTTTGTTATTTTTAATGAATTCTGGGACCGGGTCCCATGATTGTTTAGGATTATTTGCAATATCATGCAGGGCAAAGAAATGTGACATGCACTTCTGATGATATAGTTGGATTTAGATTTTAGATTCTTCTAGTTGCGATAGTCGCAAGCAACTAGAAATCTAATTGCTTGCGACTATCGCAATTACAGATGTAATTGCTTGCTAAAGCGACAACTAGAAATCTAGTTGCTTGTGCATGCATTCTTTATGCAATGCATTGTTTCTGTAGCAAGGATGGTATGAACATCCTTTCTCCAACTGCAGAATCATATGCATTATAATCACATTGCCAATTTGTGCACTCACTTTGTTCATAAATTGACATTGTTCGCCATAAATTGCATGAAGAATACGAATGTATGGTTTGTAATAGGGTTCTTCTGGTTTGATATGGACAATCCCATAGATCGGTAGATATGCACCTTCTTGACAATGTGTTAAGAAAGTATGTACATGCTGTCTTTGTTCAGAAGTAGCATCCAGAAGAAATCCAGGCAAACTCATTAAGAAATACTTGTATTCTTTTGTCGGATATCCTTTCTGCATGAATAGACTTTCAAAGTAACGGATAACCTCTTCCTCATCTCCTGTTAAAATATCATTGATATAGTCCATGGTTTACATTATTTTATGAGGTTTTGTTATTCAATTTTATTCCATCCATCCATAGAAAATATATCACCATGCCACATCGTTTTATACGCAGGATAATAAATAGTTGAAAAGAATCCTAAATATCCAATGATTGCCGAATAGGATCCATGAGACAGAATAATATACCTGCATATACTTCCAAATTGAATCGTCTGAATTTCATCTGTCTGTAAAATGGTTACATTTAGAAGGGTTAGTTCTTGAATGATCTTGTGACTGGGGTCATCTGTTCCAATGTAAATGTGCGTATAATCACATTGTTCTATTGCTTTTTTATAGTAATCAATCCCTGGATTATATTCTTGTACATCTGTTAAACGTATATGAATGAAAATATCATTATTCGTATGATATCTATTAAATGGATTTGCACGAATGATACTCTCTTTATTTGTATTCAAATACTCTTTTATTTTTGTAGCGATCTCATGTATTTGGAAGAAATGATTATTTGCATTAAGATTTACATGTAGGGGTTGATCAAAGAGTGTATCATAATTATCATCAGTAAGATCAACTGTATCTTTATATTTAAATTTTCCAACATGTAACGGAATTCCCAGGTGTTTCATCTTATGGGGAGATGCATACGTGACATATAAATTATTTTTCTCTACAATCATACTTACCGCAATATTACGAAAGATCTGATTACAGAGACGACCATTCTGTTCTGTTATTTTTGTAAACATGATATATTATATAATATATGCTTAAGTATAGAATGGGTGGATGGTTTTCATTTTCACAACCACTATCATTTAATACAAATACGCTTCATGGTCCACTCCCTGCTAAAGTATATAATAAAGTAAATAACAATAACAATACTAGAAGAAATAGATATAATTTTCTAGGTACCAAACTTAAATCTCGTACAGTCAAAAATAAACCTAATGCATTTACTAACTTTCTTCACACAGGTTTTGTACCTGAAAGAAAATCACCGCATTATAATCCACGTTCCTACCCAAACATACCAGGTATACCAAATGTAGTGGTAACTGGAAATAAAGAGAAACATAGAAATAGAAAAATAAAAGCATTATTTCCGAATTTATGAATATAAACCATCATACCCTATCTAGTATAATGCCAAAAGCAGAAAAGTCCAAAGAAGATCGTCTCAAAGAAACGATGAACCTACTTACTCAATTGCAAACAGGAGGTGTCCGAAAGAATACACATAGTTTTTTGGATTTGAAGCAGAAAATGTCGGTTTGGGTTGAAACAGGAGAACCTGCAGACTATACTGTGCCTTTTCCTGAATATGGTCGTGAAGCAATTGTTTCTTTGCCACGATATGATAATAAAGCGGCTACGATCAGGTTTAATATAAAGTAATTGATTTATAAAATCTGCAATAGAACCAATTTATGTTATAAATTTGCCATTGTTGCAGATAAAATCTGCAACAATACAGGACAATGATCCGATCCCTTATAATCTCTAAGAATCTCGGCAATTTCAATCTTATCTTTATGAGTAGTATTCACTAAGATAAGATCAATCCTCCATCCTTTGTTTCTGTCACGTGAATTAGCAAAATTGGACCACCATGAGAATTCTTGTTTGTCTGGATACAAATGTCTGAATGAATCTGTATAGGTCTGTGTCAGAAGTTTAAATGCAGTCCGTTCTTCCACGGATGCACCAGGAGTATTCTTTGGCTGTTTGTTATGAATATCAATCGCTTCTGGAGCTACATTAAGATCCCCACAGAGAATGATCGGCAGATTGAACTCTTCCAGTGCCCATAGATACATCCTGAGACACTCTTCCCATTCCAAACGTTCTTGAATACGTACTAGACCAGGTTTTGCATTTGGTGTATATACAGTTACTATAATATGGGTTTGAAATTTTGCGGTAATAGCACGCCCTTCTTGTGACCATGTTTTTTCTATAGCCAAGTCATAATATTCAAAATTGTGGGCAATCCATTCAGGTTCTACATTCGTTAAGAGGGCTGTTCCTGAATATCCTTTTTTGACTGCTGTATTGATATAGATATGATTAAAGAAGGGTTTTAGAAAATCCAGATCTCTGATGGACTGCGTTTTGATTTCTTGGAGTGTCAGAATATCTGGTTTCTGTTCTTGGATCAATTGTTCCAAGATATGCTTTTGGGCAATTGCCCTGATGCCATTCACGTTGAATGAGATGATTCGCATTTTGCTTTTATTTCGTTTTTAAATGGATTCAATTTTTTATGGTGATCATTCATACTTTTACACATTTGTCTTTATACACAGATGGATGATACATAAGGTCCTTCAATTCTCGTAAATACTGCTGTAGCGTAGCACAGAATGAACTCATGTATTCCAGATCATTTAACTGTAATTCTACTGCAAATTCTGATTGCATATCAATTCGTTTAGAATATTTGCATTTGTTCATCAGTATAAATTCACTCTTTCTTGCGGGAGTTTTGACAAATGTATCATACGGTCTATACCGATCCTGTGCATAAATCACTTCATATCTGTAGTCCGCTTCTGTCAATTGTTTCAAGTACTGTTCATAAATTGTTTGAATATATTCATAGCGACAGAATTGTTGATTCTTTTCACTCGGAAGTTTCAATGCTTCACACAGTAATTGTTGAACTGGTTTGAATTGCATCATTTACTGTATAATTGTATCTTTTTTTAAATCAAATTTATTTATATTTATTACTCACTCGTCGTGTTCCATTAGAACGCGGAATAAGTCCTTTGGCTTTTAAACTGGAAGTCATAGTAAATCCAATGGATTTCCCTTGTTTCCACTTTTTTAATGCAGTAAGGTCCTTTTTGGTTGGTCTGTATCCACCTTTTGAATATCTCATTTCTATTATAGATGGGGAATTTGTTTGGTTTCTTTAAGTCTAACCCAAAAATAGTTACTAATATATATCGTGAACAAATATATGAAGAGAAAAGAAAAATCCTTAAAAATGCAATTTCTACTGGAGAATATAATAGACTCTATCAAGGAAATAATTCTACGAATTCACCTATACATACACATAATAACTCCAATAAATCCAATAAAGAGAATGAGTGTAATGAAAAGAGTTGTTGGTCGTTTTTAAAATTCTGGGGAGGAACCAGAAAAAATAGAAAAAATAGAAAATATGGAACTCGTAAACACTAATATGCAAACATACATCCAGCCCTTCCACCATAAATCCGTAACATATTATATGTTTCCGCATAAACATATACTATGAATTGATTCACCACAGTACCAGTGCCCTTAAATTGAAGAACAAGTTCTCGGTGTGTAATCTTATCCAGATTAGCTTCCCCTTGCGGTCGTGAGAATGGTGTTAATCCATTATCAATACCAAGAGGAATGTTATAATAATACCGATTGACCCAAGGAGATTTTCGTTGTTCCAAAGATGGCACAATAGAACGAAATAGAGCTGGACCCTCTGTTCTAAATCGGACCAGACCCTGAAAATTTAGTTCATAGCCTGATAGCGGTTCCGAGTTTGACAGAGCAAAGGCTGGACGCATGTATCCTGATAATAAACCTTGCGCATCAGGCCACCATGGCACTTGTCCATTATTTGGAAGTGTATTGACTTGTCCCTTTATATCATTTGTTGCCAAGAAATGTGCATTATAGGATGAAGCCATGACAGGATTACACATAAAAAACAGATCACGTGTCGGGTTTGGAATATCCAGACGAATCCTGGCATTCATTAATCCCCTGGAATCATATGGATTCATTGCGTAATGTTGAACGACAGGAATCTGTAAATCTGCCAGACGAAATCTGTTTGCTTCATTTTGATCTAAATAGACATACTCTGCCATCACATGACAATCTCCTAGTTGTAATGGTGGCATCTGGATCGGTCCCTGTGCATTTGCAATCGGTTGACCAGGAACAAGTACAGGATCCTGTGCATAAAACATGGTATTAATAGGCCATAGAGATGTACCATCGCCTTGTACTACATTAGGAACTTGGGTAGGTGTATAGTACAGACCATTCAATGCACGAAAGTTGATTCCTATACGAACTTCATCCATTGTCATTGCATCAATGGGAAGTGCATTGCCTGGATCACCTCGTGAAAACCAGAAAGGTAGCGGTACAACAACTTGTTGGGGAGCGTGCAACACAGATGGTTTGTAGGCAGTTGGATTAGGCCAGCCAAATGAAGTCTCTGTAAATCCTGAGTCTTTTCTGCAGATAAGCTGGTTAATTCCTGGGACTTTCTCCAACGGTGTATTAAATTCATCCAAGATTTCTAAGAGGCGACTGTCCAACGTCTCCACACGGGATGCAGCAATATCCAGAGTGAGCTGATTGACAAGTGCATGCCCTAGTGAATTGGTCCATCCAATACGGGGATATACTTGCTGTGCTTGGGGCTGTGTCTTCTGCAACTGTTGTAGAGCATTTAGTTGAGGTGTATAGATATCTGGCATAGTAGCCACTAAATACAGACGTGTGATCATGTGACCTTTTCGTGGAAGACTGAGAAAGGCTGTGTTACCAAAAGTGGGTGGATTGTAGAAATCTAGACGGTGCCATTTGGTCGTGAACCTACCAGCTTTGATCCATGTTTTTATAAATGGATACAGTGTCGGATGGAAATACAGGCGTTCATCTTGAATTCCTGTTGAAATTACTTTAAGGAGCGATGCAACCATTACTAATTAATAGGATGATTCGTTTTAGATTGCATTAGAATATAAAGCGATTATTAGAGAATATCATATGCTTGTAACCTGTTACTATGACATTTATGACAATCCAGAGGGATTCTTCAAGTATGTGACATTGTTTTATGATCTGGGTATTAGTGGACTTCCTATTGTTCTCTTCGTAGATCCTTCTATGGTTAGTAAATTTCGCATCTTTCCTAGTACTGTAAAAGTGATAGGGCTTTCTTTAGAAGAAGTAGAAACATATCAGATTGCAATGAGCTATACTGGTCAATTGCCAAGTGGACGGACACCTGCAAAAGACACGAAGGAATTCTTTGCACTCATGAATTCAAAAGTGGAGTTTGTGAAACGTGCTGCGGTGTTGTTTCCTTGTGATAAATACATATGGATTGATTTTGGAATTACAAAGATCTTGAAGAATGTGGAACGATGCTTGAACAAATTACATGAAGTAGAGAAACAGATATTTACAAAAATTACAGCTCCTAGTTGCTGGTCATTTGGACGCCCAATAAATGTAGATCAAATAAATTGGCGGTTTTGTGGAGGAGTTATCATTGTACCTGTTGAATTAGTGGATGAATTTTATGCACATTGTAAAGGAGTCTTACGAGATTTCTGTACAATGTCTCAGTATAAATTAACATGGGAGACTAATATTTGGTCTATTGTTGAACTGTTTGCTATGAAAGACAAGATACAGACCTTTTTTAGTGATCATAATGATAGTATGTTATTGAATATTTAAATAAGCTCTGTCCAGGTACGACGTTTAGATGTATTTTTTGTCCAACTCCACTCTGTTTCATCATATAATCCAACTTCTGTAATTTCTATTTCAATGTATTCATTTCTCTTTGCATGTGGACGAACCTTGCCTTTATTACCTGGAAATACTTTGTGACGATCTCCAACAATAATACCAGAACGGACAATACCCCTCATAATATATTTATATTCAGTCTGCTTATATTCAGATTTCTTCTTTTTTGGATGAATATTATATACATACATAACTTCATCGCCATCTTTTGGAGTTAATTTATTCACACTCTCTATTGACCCCAATGATTGTGGTAATAATCTATATCCTAAATCACCTGGTTCGTCTGCGATATGAGCATTGTAAACACGCTCATATTCTGTTTGATCCCATAACTTATCTGTAGCAAGTACACGCCATCTTGTCATATTGAATATATCAAGATAGAGTCTTACTTATTTATATATTTAAATTGATTTCAATTTTTTTAACTAGTAAATAATTTCTCACAGAGCCCATTTTGGAATCTCAGCCAATTATAATGCATCGCATACACAAATACTTCCCATCCATTCACAACAGTCGGATCAAAGTGACAATCATTTGGTAACGGCTGGACAATCGGTGGATTCACTTTGAGGCTAAGTGTAACAGATGTCGCTTTTGACATATTAGCAGAACCACTTGGCTGATGTTCGGCTGGATATTCTGCAAAGGAATATCCATAAATGGATGCATGAAATGAAGTGATTCCTCCTTGATGCTTCCTTGCAATATGCTCTTTGAACCAATCACCTTCTGCAGAAATGACTTCAGATCCATTGATTCGGATAGTAGCTTGATTAATCCATGGAGGATAGTGCATTGTAGTGGATGTTTCTAGTGAGATATTGGGTGTAAAATTGGTCCATTCATTATTGATTTTCACAGCTTTTCTTCTGAGAACCCAGATTAACTCCGTGACAGGATGATTGAGCTCTAACGGTAACTGAACTTCTATGAAATCCTTGGATTTATTCACAGCATATTTGAGCGGCTCTTCAAATGAAAAGAGTTGAACAAGTTTAACCATCTGTTCAAATGGTTTTCGTAGATATTTCTCTCGTATGGATCCTGTAATGAGAGAACATCCTGTCACAATTCTAAAATCTTCAAATGGTGGTGGCTGTTGTGCAGTCTGTGTTTGAATGGGTGTTTGTGGTAGCTGTATAAAAGATTGTGTTCTGTTCAATGGTGTGTCTGGACATTTCTGTCTGTATCCTGGATACCGTCTGACCAAATCTTCAAAAGGACGTAGTTTAATATCCACACGTACATTTCCTTCATTGCAGGATACAAGTGGAAATACTTCTTGTTTTGTTCGTGAGAAAAAGAATGGCAATATACAGAAGATTGTTCCATGTTCAGTTGGAAATGGGCGATTTGGATTAAATGGTGTTTGAAGAACAGTAGATTCATCCAATAGTTCATATGAAACTGCGCCTATTGCATCATACTGTATTCCAACATATTTGTTTTTATTATAATATAAATTCATATAGGTTGCAATAAATTCTCCTGTGATTGTTTCAATCGTTTGATCATTCACAATAAATTCTGCATATTCAATGATGGAGATTCCTAGTGAGTTGCAGTACGTCCACATATTGTTTAGCTGTGTAGGATCTGTTGTAATCTGTCCTAGAGCAAGCTGTTGAACAATCGTAGCATTATACCAACTTGATAATCGGATCTGAACATGAATGGTACGAAACAGATCGCCTGCTGACAATGTACCAATCTCAAATGAACATTTCTGTCCCCAACTTCCTGGACCACGCTGTGTAAATTCTTGAATACTTAGTGCAGTAGGATGTGTAATTGTATCTTTATAATTAAACCAGGATTTATCTGAATCAATAGGAAAATAGATATTATCCTGTGAATCACGATCTGTTAAATCAAGTACTGTCGTAATATCACCGCGTGGTCTAAAATAATCCTGTGACTGAGACGACATCTATTGAAAGAGATAGATAGTTCTTTACGTGATGCGTGAAAAAATTGAAATACTATATTATATAAAATGATAATAAAATGTCCTTCTTACATTCATTGCATGCAGTGGGATCTATGACAAATATATCAGATGTCTTACATACCTGGGATCCTTCTTTCATTCAGATGATCATTGGACACTTTAATGTAAATTATATGCAATTCTCTGTCATTCTTGGAGTTCCACTGGAGAAAATCAAGACAAATACTGCTACTAATGCATTATACGCTATTGCTATGATGACTAGTGTCAAAATGTTCATGAAAGGTTATATGCAACGTATTGATAGTATGTCATATCCACACATACATTCACAACGATTGGAACGAGTTAAAGAGACATGGACTAAAGAGACACGGACTAAAGGAGAGAAATGTATTCAATATGGATCTAAATAAATTTGAAAGATTCTGTTTAGATATAATAAGTATAAAAGCAGTCATACAATGGCACAATGTATTGGTCGTATTGCAAAGGTAGATGGTATTTATCATTTTGCAAATGGTAAGAATCGGTTCTATGTAGAATATAGGTGTCCTAAAACAGCTGTTCCCCATACACAATTATGTACACGATGTACAGACAGAGGAAGAGATAAAATACAATCATCGGGCAAATTTGACCATGGCCTTATTACAGGTCCCATTCCAGATCATTCTCATATGTATGGTGGTAAATATTATGAGGAATCTGTTCGTAAGTGGCTTATATCCGCTGAAAATCTTGCTATTGCACAAGAACATCAACGAATTGCACGGGAAGGATTGGTTCCTTTAGTGCCTTTGGCTCCTGTGGTTCCTTTAGTGCCTTTAGAACCTGTAAAGCCAGTTGAAGTTGAAGAAAAAGTAAGTGTATTGGCAAAACCAAAAGTAAAACCTGTTAAACGAAAACCAAAAAATGAAATCGTATTACCTACACCTATAACAGTGGTTGCATCTCATCTTGAAGAGAAAGAAGAAGTAGATCTAGATGACTATGAATTTGAATATGTATCACTAAAACCGTTTGAACATCAGGATATTTCCTATTTCAGAGAACCTAAGAAAAATAAGATATTTGAACGAAAAAAAGATGTGATTGGACCCTATATTGGACGGTATGATTCCTATACGGATACCATTCGCACTGATATTCCTGATTCAGATTCTGAATAAAACGTATAATAAATATGTAATAAATATATAAAACATATATAACAGAATGTCTAAATCACGTTTTTGTTATAACTATAAAGCTCCTGGTTTTATTCAACCCTGTTGCAAACCTGTTGTATGTGCATCCAGTACATATCTGAATGCAATTGCATCCACTCCTTCTATTGTCAATGGTGAAACACGTACTACTCAAGGATCATTGTTAGCTGCTAAACAAAAAAGTATTTTACAAGATGCAAATCAAGCATCTATTACATCTACCATTCAATATACACAACAGAATGCAGCTGCTATTTCAGCTCAAATACAAGGACAATTGGATCAGCTTACAATACAACGATATGTCCCTTATCAACCTTATATTTATCCTGTTGTTCCTGTTTCTGTTATGCAACTACAGATGGCTACTGCAAATGTAGGTGTTCCTATGTCTTTCTTTACAGCTATGGACTGTAAGGGGAATCAATTCGTTACAACATAACGAATTTTAGGGAATCAATTCATTACAACATAACAAATTGATTGCAATAGGGAATCAATTCGTTACAACATAATGAATTTCAAAAATACAATAAAAAATAGATATAGTATCCATTTTTTATTATATACATATTTATTTTTTGTTTTTGTTTTTGTTTTTGTTTTTGTTTTTGTTGTTTTGATTTACTTCTTGCCAACAACCATCTTCTTCTTAATCACAGGCTTGGGAGGGGGGACAGGCTCCATGTCTTCACCATCTTCTTCATCTTCTTCTGCTTTTGCTTCAGCTACTGCTACTGATGCTGATGCTACTTGTGCTTGTGCTTGTGGCATAAACGCTGCAACAACTGAAGCAGAAGCGGCTGAAGCAGAAGTAGCAGGAGCAAAGACATCATCCATATCTTTCTCTTCAGGTGGCGGGGCAGAACCCAATCCCTTAAAGGCAAAGTCACCAATCTTCTCAGGCAACTTATGAACCGCAATTTGCTTTGCACGCCACGTCAATCCAAACTTAGAACCCGCAAACCAAACACCACCGCATTCCATAATAGCAGTCAGTTGAGAACCCTTGGCAAGCATGTCCTCTACAGGAATATCCTTGTAAGGAGTACCATTGATGTCATAAAACTTCGTGTCAAACTGATCATTCGTGCGACGCAACTTCAGTTTGATGGTGGGAGGATACGACAGAACATTGCCATCTTTATCCTTGCCATATTTCAATGTAGGAGTATAGAACGCCTTTACCACATCGCGAGACAAATCAGCTTTGAACCACAACTTGCTGTTTTTCACACCCTCATTAATCATAAATTCGTCCAATTCAGACAACGTATCCATGAACTGTTTCAATTCAGGACGTTGGTCATGGCCACGGAAAGACAAGTCCACCGAATACTCAGGAGGACCGAACTTATCAGCGCAATTCAGTCCAAACGGCGTCGTCATCGCTACGGCTGATTGCATAACCAGGCGGTCACCACTGTAATTGAGGTAAGCCTGTTTCGCACCGCTTTGGAGAATACGGGGGACAGTGAGCGTGATGTTCTTAGTGTTAAAGCTGGAGGGGTAAGTGATAGCCATTTCTTTGTTCAGATCTGAGTATACATATTGTCATTTGTTTAAATCAATTTTTATTTATTTCGTCAATTTCAATTATTTTACCTTATAAACTCAAGTTGTTATTTTTGTCCATTTTTACAGAGGTTCCTTATGTATTTCATATGATAACTATTGAGAAATAGAATAAAAGCGTGAGTATATGGAGCCATTAAAGAGAGTCATCTGTTTAGGTTACTTACATTTTACATGTATTAGACGACTCATTTGTCTCAATTTTAATTAAAAATGCATAAAATCTCTCTTTGCATGCGGTGATTATTCTAAAAATAATTTAATTTAATAGTATTTTCAGTGATTTCAACAGAAAAAAAGTAAAAATCTTGACATTCCGGTAAAAAATCAAAAAAGTGTGCGATAATGACTTTTCACAGTTTATAAAATTGATTGCTGTATTTGCATAGAAATGAGTCATAACGCGTTTAATCATGTCAAATATTACCACCGGATCTAGTACAATGAGCAAGCCCACTACCACCACCAAGCGTGTCCAAAAGAAGTCTGACGAAGTTCCTGCCGCCGCCGTTTCAGTTCCTACCCCTGCCCCTGCCACTCCTGCTCCTGCTGACAAGAAAAGCAAGAAGGCTCCCGCTGCTCCTGTTGTAGCCGCACCCGCTTCCGCAGTATCAGTACCTGCCCCTACCGCTTCTTCTGTTGAGTCCGAGACCAAGGTTGAAGTCAAGTCTGTAGAGGAGGAGATCAAGGAGTTGGTTGAGTTGCACCAGAAGCTTCGTGAGCAGGCCACCAATGCTGTCAAGACCCTTCAGCGTCTTCAGAAGCGTGTTGCTAAGGAGGTCAAGGAAGCTGGTCGTCGCCGTCGTCGTGCCTCAAAGGAGTCAACTGATGGCTCTGTAAAGGAGAAACGTCCTACCATCTTCACTACCCCTGTTACTCTTCGTGACCCCTTGTGCAAGTTCCTCGGCTTGTCAAATGGTAGCCAAATGACCCCCGCTGATGTCACTCGTGCCTTCAGTGCCTACGTTGAGAAGAACAAGCTCAAGGATGCTGAGAAGGGCCATACGATTCACCCTGATGCCGCTATGCGCCAAGTTCTGGGCGTTAAGGAGGGTGATCAGGTTACGTATCGTAACATTCAGTCCTTCTTGTATAAACTCTACGTTCTCCCTGAGAAGAAAGTTAAGGCCTCTGCCTAAGAAAGTTAAGGCCTCTGCCTAAACATATAAACATATAAACAAAAACAAATAAACAAATAAAAATATAATCAATATAAACTAGTATACTATTTTTTATTGTTTTATAAAAGAATATATATATGATTAATACATGTGAAATAACTTAAATTTTTATAGATAATTGTATTAGATTTAGGATGGCTGGAATAGGACCAACAGGCTATACGGGTCCTACTGGTCCAGGTGGAACACTTGGCAATTATGCCTCCTATTACAATACTCAAACACAATCTAATTTTTCTGTAGCCAAAACAGTTCAATTTGATACAACAAGTGCATCCCAGGGATTTACTATAGTAAGTGCCTCACAAATTACTGCTAATTCCATTGGTATTTATGAAGTTCAATTTACAGGTCAGCTCTTAATCCAAACCTATAGCGAAGAGCTCTTTGCAGTATGGTTTGCATTAAAGATAGGAAATGCACCTAGTGCTCCCATTCCTAACTCTACCTTTTTCACTTCCATGAAACAACCTAACATGTACATGACCACCAGTTCCACTCTCATTGTTGCAATGAATCCTGGTGATTATATTGAAGTTTATGCCCAATCAACTGGACCCAATACCATGTTTAAAGCAGTAACAAATTCTTTGTATCCCAATACTCCTTCTACAATCATCACTATACGCCAAGTCATGAATACTCAATTAGGGCCAACTGGTTTTACTGGCTGGACAGGTACAGTTGGAACAGGTACAACTGGTCCGTCTGGTTTAACTGGTTCTACTGGTATGACTGGTCCCCTAGGAACCGGTCCCACAGGCTTGACAGGTCCAACGGGCGTAACTGGTTCTACTGGTGTGACTGGTCCCCTAGGAACTGGTTCAACCGGTTCAACCGGTTCTACTGGTTCAACTGGTTCAACTGGTTCAACTGGTTCAACTGGTACAACTGGTCAAACAGGTCCTACTGGTACAACGGGTACAACTGGTCAAACAGGTCCTACTGGTTGGACAGGTCCTACTGGTCAAACAGGTACAACTGGTCCGACAGGTATAACTGGTACAACTGGGCCCGCTGGAACAGGTCCAACAGGCTCAACAGGTATAACAGGTCCAACGGGTTGGACAGGCCCAACAGGCTGGACAGGTCCTACAGGTTCTATGAATACAGGTACTACAGGCTGGACTGGTACAACAGGTGCAACAGGCCCTTTGGGAACGGGTTCTACTGGAGCTACTGGTTTGACAGGTTCAACTGGTATGACAGGGTTTACAGGAGCTACTGGTCCCTTAGGAACAGGTCCAACAGGTTTTACTGGTATCACTGGTATGACTGGTTATACTGGTACAACAGGTCCATTTGGACCACAAGGTCCTGCAGGCCAAACATCCGTTACTACATATAATATCTATACACTTATACCACAAGTATTACCACTTGGTGCTCGTAGAATTGCATGGGGTAGTATTGTTCCTAGTAATACGTATGGTGCTAATTATTTCACATATGATACAAATCTATTTACGTATAAAAACACTGATCAATTTACACTTGGAATTACTGTGAATTACATGATACAATATAATGTATCTGTGGCAGGGTTAACATATGTAGTGGTTATCTCTTCTAATGGATTAAGTTCAGCAAATTATGCATACAGTCAATATGCCGCGTACAATATTACAAATACAGCCACGTTTATTGTACCACCTAATGCATCATTTTATATTGCTGTACAGAATTCTGTGGAAAATGTAATCATTACAAGTGGATCTATTGTTATTTCAAGTATTTCTTCTGGACCACAGGGTCCTACTGGTTGGACTGGCGCAACGGGTGTAACAGGTATAACGGGAATGACTGGTTATACTGGTCCTTTGGGAACAGGTCCTACAGGTATGACTGGTTTTACAGGTGTGACAGGTTCTACAGGTGTGACAGGTATGACAGGTTCTACAGGAACAACTGGAACCACGGGAACCACGGGAACAACAGGTCCAATAGGAACAACAGGTCCAACGGGTTGGACAGGTTCATCAGGTGTGACAGGAACAACAGGTCCAACAGGAACAACAGGTCCAACGGGTTGGACAGGTTCATCAGGTGTAACAGGAACAACAGGTCCAACGGGAACAACAGGTACTACTGGCCCAGTTGGACAAGCTTCTATGCTTACTATGCAACCATTTAATGCACAGACAATTGGTCTAGCAGGAGCTACTGTATTCTGGGGATCTATTATTCAGTCCAATTCTACTAATGGAGGAATTGGTGCATTAACATATAATGCAGGATCATTTATCAATACATCTAGATCAACTCTTGTTCTAGAGGTTCAATATAATCTACAATGGAATCAATTAATTAGTGGATTTACCTATATTACTGCAAATGGCGTGAATTATGGGTATGTTCAATATAATGCACAACTTGCTGCAAATAGTCTCATCGTTCTCCTTACTTCTGGAGCATCATTCTCTATCTATTGCCAGAATTCATCTAATGGAAGTGTACTCAAAACTAATTCTACCATTGTCATTACGAGTTTATCAGCTGGTCCTATTGGACCCACTGGCATGTCTGGATGTACTGGTATGGGTGTAACAGACTCCACTGTTCAAGCACCATTTACAATTGATGCTGTCGTTGTAGGAGCTGGTATTACTACTTTAAAAGTAGCCCCTACCTTTAATGGTGTTACGATACAACAAGCATCATATCGTCTTATCGGCGATAAATTTCGTGTTGGATATCAAATGGGATGGGCAGGTGGTAGTGATGCAGGTGTTGGAGATTATCTTATTAGTTTACCAGCTGGACTAACTTTTAATAGTATTGGATTATATAATACAACATACTCACAATTTAATTTTGGACAATATAATGCACTTTATACTGGTATTATTTTTCCACCTGATTATTCTACTATTGCTACTGCCATTATTCCTGCACTTGGTGGAATTGTTGAGAGTTCAAATTGGTCTACTAGTTCTTTTGTTGTACCCTTCTCTCCTACACAATTTAGACTTGTTATTTATTATGATGGTAAATTAACAACATGGAATAATATTACGTATGGTGTTAATAATGGATTTTTGAGTCTAGAATTTGAGATATGGAGGAGTTAAGAAGCAAAATTAGATAGGGTACAATGCAATACGATATGGTGTATTATTAATTGTTACTAAAAGAGAGGCAGTAGCTGCGGCGGCAGGTGCAGTACTAATATTTGCAGCAGGCGTTATAATATTCATTGGTATTGTTGTAATGTTAAGATTTGTCATAGAAAAAGTAGATCCTATAATGGTAGAGGCGATAGACAGAGTACTTGCTGTTAATGTAGATGCTTGAATGGTTGAAGTGACAACTAGATTGTTTATTGAAAGAGTGGATCCTTGAAATGTAGAAGTAAACATTGTATTAGATGTGAATGTAGATCCTATCAGTGTAGAGAATGTAATGAACTGTGTCTGAATAGTAGAGACTTGAATAGTGGATACTAATAAAGTAGAGGCAATTGAAAGAGTGCTTAATGTCATAGTGGATCCTTGAATAGTAGATGCTACCAATAGAGTGTTTATTGAAAGAGTGGATCCTTGAATAGTAGAAGTAAACATTGTATTAGATGTGAGTGTAGATCCTTGTAGGATAGACATTGAAATATAGGGTGATACTAAACTTGATGTCTGTATAGTAGATGTCTGTATTCCATTTGCTTGCAAACTAGATGTTATAATTGCATTTGCTTGCATAGTTGATATAGATAATACATTAACTGTAATTGTTGATGTCTGTATAGTGGATGCATATATTCTATTTGTAGTAATGGTAGATCCTGTCTGTGTTGAGAATGTGATAAACTGCGATTGGATAGTTGATACTTGAATAGTAGATCCTACTAAAGTAGAGGCGATAGATAGAGTACTTAATGTCATTGAGGATCCTTGAATTGTTGACGCTACTAATAAAGTGTTCAGTGATAATGTAGATGCTTGAATTGTAGATGTCTGAAATGTAGTAACTGATAAAGTATTTGTTGTTATAGTAGATCCTGTCAATGTAGAGAAAGTAATAAACTGTGACTGAACAGTAGAGACCTGGATAGTAGATGCTTGAATTGTTGAATTGACAGATAGTGTATTAACTGTTATAGTAGATCCTGTCAATGTAGAGAATCTAATAAATTGTGACTGGACAGTAGAGACCTGAATAGTAGATCCTGTTAATGTTGAATTGACTGTCAGATTATTTGTATTAATGATCCCAGTCTGTAAGGTAGAATTCACTGTCAGATTATTCGTTGTCATAGTAGATCCTGTCAGGGTTGAATTGACTGTCAGATTATTTGTATTAATGAACCCAGTCTGTAATGTTGAATTAATTGTTAGAGTATTTGTTGTTACGGTAGATCCTTGTAATGTTGAAAATATACCAGTGTTGATTCCTAATGTAGATATACGTGCAGTATTCATAAACAAACTTGATCCTATTGCTGTAGAACATGTTAGTGTTCCTGTATTTAGTGTATTAGAATCTGCATTAAATACTTGAATAGTAGATCCTGTTGCAGTTATAAAATTGAGATTTTTTACATTAATATAGTTTGCAATTAATGATGAGCCAGTTGCAGTAGAAAAGGTAAGATTTTCACTGTTTACTGTATTAGATTCTGCATTAAATACTGTAATAGTAGATCCTGTTGCAGTTGAAAAGTTAAGATTTTTTACATTAATATACTCTGCAGTAATTATATTTGCATTCACTGTGCCAGTAATAGTTGTATTGATGGTAGAAATAATAACATTACTTAGTGCAAACAAACGAAGAGTACTTGCTTGGAATGTTAATGTCTGAGTTATATCTAAATCATATGGAATCGGTTTGAGTGTAGAAATAGATAATGAAAAATTATTAAAATCAATAAGTGAACTTAACTCTCCCTGAATTGAAGAAATAATAGAGGATACTTCAGATACTGCTTGATTCCTTGCATACTGTGCTAAACTGGGTGCTGCATAGGTTGTCACCAAAAAGGGATTGGCGATATTAGGATTGAATGCATTTGCATTATTTACTTTTACATTGCTTCTGTTTTTTACTTCATTGTTCATTCTATCCTGATACACATGTTTTGCTTTACGTGTTTTATATGCACATAAAGAAAAATAACGCAGACCGTTCTAGAATGCATACGCAATATGCAACATATACATCCGATGAATCTGATTCAGATTCGGATAGATCTGAATCCGATTATGATTCTGGCGAAGATGCTCGCATAAGACGGGAGCAAGATCCGCGTTATCAAATTCTCCGTACACCCACTGCTACGTCACAGATTATCCATGATATGTATACACCGTTGCATGTCCCAGGTGCACCATGGGATTCATCTACCAATATATCCTCATTTGAAAATTATACGTATATTAATGCTCCCAGAACTACTAAAACCAGTTTATTCTCTATGAAATCAATTAATCGTGATAAACGTATTTATCCTACTCCTTATAACTTTCAACTCAAATTACCCCGTGTCTATAAAAATGTAACCAAATTTCAACTTGTTCAACTCTCTTTTCCAAATACATCTGGAGGTGTAACAGGACAGCCATTATTTCTTAGTAGTTTGGTACAAGATATGCTTCGTAACGGTATTGCTCCCGAATGTATAGATACATGTATTTCTATTGTTAACTGTACCCCTACTACAAATACAGTAGCTGTAATGGAAATGAATCGTATTGCCCCATCAGGCGTTCCTCTTTTGACCACTGTTTCTATACCTGATGGAAATTATAGCAATTCAGAACTTGCAAGTGAACTCAGTTTTCAAGGCACCAATACACCTCCTCTGAATCTCATTACCTATTCACAATTCAAAGATACATTTATCCATACACGCGATGTCTCTGTGCTCTTCAATGAACCTGGTGATACATTTTATTCACAGACAGGTGCACGTATCAACAGACCGACAAAAGATGCAATCATGAATACCTATTATACACAGCAACATATTGATAGTCTTGGTGAAATCACCGATAAAATTGCATTTACAGCCTATTATTATCCTATTATGAAAGAACTTATTGCACGCCCATTATCTGAAGCATTTCTGCCTAATTATAGTGATCTTACAGCACACTTCAATGGATTTTTTGAAGGTCTTAACAGTGAATATTATTATCAGGCATGTTCTACTAATCAGAGAGTGCTGGATGCATTTCGTCCCCATTTAACGTTTAAACTACAGAATATAAATAACTATTCATGGAAATTCAATGACAAAGAGAATCGGTTTATAACCATGCATGATCGTTTACATACCTCTATTCAACGGGATATCTCCAAACAATACCAGACTGTGGTAAATCGCGAACTGGCACTCACTTCGCTTAATCCTGGTGCATTTGCTACATTAAAATCAAATGCAATTCAATATGCGGCAATCTATAAGCACTTAGAAACAAATCTTAGCAGTGTGCTTGGATTATATACACTGACAGATCAGCTTCAATACAATGGTGGTTCTATGTATTCTACTACACAATCTACGTTTGATGCTACTGATTTAGCTGCAGATGAACAGTTTAGCGCAATGTTTCAAATCAGGAGCTCCATTGGTGGAATCTATGGAAATTATGGAGGAATGGTCATGAGTTTTAGGAATTTTATGGATTATCATAGTACATTATCTACGTATTATACAATTGTACAGAGTACAAATTCAACTGTAACAGGTATTAATCAATCTATTGCTATGAATCATCATGCATATGTATCTACTAAATATAGTGGTATTTTACCACAAGAAATGATTGATACACGAGCATATTCATCTAATCAGCCCGTGCCTGTTTCATTTGTTACTTCTGCAAATGCCTATGTTCCTGGTGTATTACCGATGCATTTAATGACTCCAAATACAGATACTGTGCCTACTGCTCCTACTACAGATGCTACTACAGATACCACTTTTATAACTGTGTTAGATTCTGGCTCTTCTAGTAATGGAACCATTGATTTACAGAATTCTATAGAAATTCCTAATATAATTATAGATAATACAGATACAACTTTTACAACATTGACAGATTCTAATGGATTTACCGATTTGCAATCATTATCAGATTTAGCACCTCAGTATTCTCTTACTCCAGCTCAATGTCAGACATCCTGCTGTGCATATATTAACAAATTGCTTACAACATGGTATGCGGGTATTCCTGTCAATACAGTGATTGGTACATTAACCTATCGTCTTGGTATTCTAAATGTAAGTGCAAATCAATATAATATTGTGAGTACAATTCAAAGTGTGACCTCCACTGGAAATTTGAATTTTCTTATGCAAATTAACGATGAACAGGGATTTAGTAATATGGATATTGCAATGAATGAAGATTATGCAATTGGTAATGATACAACAGGACAGATAAAATTGGTTGCTGCAAAAATTCTTATGGGAAATGTAGGCGATTCTGGTATTTCACAGACATTGATACAGAATCCAAGTATTTTTGAGAATACACTTGGCAAATTAGACAGACTTAATATTAAGATTTATTATGACGATGCAAATATTACACCTGTATGGCAATTCTTACCATTTCCATTTGATGTGAATGAATGGAATGCTACCTTTCAGATTGATGAAGAAATTGGATTTATTAATCAAGAAGATAATTGGTCTTTAGCTCCTAGTGTTCCTGTTCCTAAGAATCCAAATGATACTCCTTATCTTTATTTTATGAAGGATGAAAAAAAGAAATAGTTTTTATTGTATAAGTAGTAATGAATACACCTTCTCAATCAGTTTCTCACTATCCTTTTGAAAATGTAGAAGGAAATCTATTTCCTCCCGTCTGTTTACGAACACATACTAATCCTGGTCTTATTCTACAACGTACATTGCCTCAACAGAAAGTGTCATTGCCATTAGATTTTAGACCACTTGTAAAAATTTGCAAGAACTATGTCACCTCGGCACCTCCTATTGAAGCTCCTATGCCACCCAAAAATATGGTATTTCCTATGGGTGCTACATTTTATCCACCTGGTCGCTATTCTGAAGCAATTGATCAAGAGTCAGTTCTACGGACATTAGATCATCCTCTGGATCGCTGGTGTACTGATACCCAATACATTGTATCAGAAAACAGTCAAATGTATCATGCAGGGTCTACCGTCCCAGACAGAAAACCCATCAGTAATGCCTTCATTTCTGAACTAGCCATGCCCAAAGTATTATTGCGTAGTGAGAATTACAACTGTCGCACAGAGAATGACCAGGCATATATGGAGAGAAGTCCTAAATTATTCAATAATGCTACAAAAACAGACCGTTATGGATCAGAGAAATACTATGCATTGCCTGGTGGTCATGAAAAAGGCTATCCAATGCCGCATGGAGGAGTTACTAGGGTAAATCCCACAAAACAGACTCTGGCTGGACAACAGCCTATGCGATCGTCTATATTGAATCGTGGCATTCCGCCGAATACAGACAGAACTTCGTTTGTAGGAATTTCCACAGCTGCACGATCTGCTCCCGTATGGTAAATGTCACTTTATAATATACAATTAATCCAGTAGAAAGATTAATGAATCCAATAGAATCCAATGTTTTGTGATATGTCCTTTCATAAAGATATACTTTTAGCAGAAGTAGCAATTTATCATTATTAGATGGCATGAATGTATCAAAATACAACTGATATGCAGTTGTATCCGTCAACAGATCAAATAAAATCGGTTGCATTCCTTTTTCCTCAAATATAAAATGAAACACAGGGTTTTCTTCTGTACTAATCCATATTGGAAAGGAATGCTCTATTACCTTTATCATTTCAATATGTTCTTCTTTCAACAGAAATGGATGAATTGTACTATATTGATACAGTGGAATATTACGTCCTTGAATAATGTAAGATATTGCAGCCATTCGCCAGATGTCTCCCACGATATCATGCGTTTTTTTATTTGGATCTGTGAAATTATGCCAACTTCCAAGAACTTCAGGTCGCAGTTCAGTAGGAACTGAGTTGCGTACAACACCAAATGTAAATTCATCTAAATCATAACCTCCATGACGTAACGGACGAAGTTGACCACGTACCTTAGAAATAATAACAAGTGCATGAGACATATCCTCTTGTGTCCATGTAAGATGTCGTAACTTGGTCTGAACATATGTCTGTAATTGATGATAATCTACTGCTGGCAACTGTGGATCATGTTTCAAGAGAGTATGAATAAGATGTTCCAGTTCTGGTTCATACTGTTCCCAGAAATCAATGTCTTCTTTATAAATACGCAGTGTGAGGAGCGCCTCTGAAATCTCTGGCGTCTGTAATTGTTCTATTTTATTTTGATGCAATGCACAGACTCTGAGTGCTACAAAACGAATCAGGGTATACCATGTTTCACGCACATCATGTTGTTTTACCCAACTTGGAACTATACATGATTGTGCAAAAGGATAAATAGATTCTATAGTAGCATGTTGAATGAGAGGTACATGTCCTTTTTCTCTCAGATATGTCCAGTCAGCCCCATCAAATCCTTGTAGCATATCTGCCAGACTCATAACAGAATTGGTTGCATCAACAATACTTAATTTAAGTGTAGCAATGTTATAAAATGTGAGAAATGGTCTAGGAACTTCACGGACAAATCTGGATAATGCACGTTCATTTTTAGAATATGACAGATACAGACCTTTTCTGGCACGTGTTACACCTACATAGAAGAGACGACGTTCAGCAATAATATCTTCATCTGTTTTCCTACTGGGAAATACAGTATCATTCAAATTCATAAAAAAGACAATGTCCCATTCTAGTCCTTTTGATGCATGAATAGTAGCCAATGTAATCTGTTTATCTTGTCGTTGTTCTGTTGGAATTGTTAGCAGATTATATGGAATCTGTTTCTGATGTAGACGCTCTTCAATTTTGTACAGATCTGAATTATATCGTGATAGCACTGCACAGATAAATGTTGGATACTGGATTTGAATGTTCTGTATCATTTTTACGATCCAATCATATTCATCTGTTGCACGATAGAAAAAATGAACTTCTGGTTTAATTCCGCCCTTCTGATGCGCAATCATTTTCTCTTTATAAGGGAGTGTTGGAATGAAACTCATGACTGAATTGGCTACTGTGACAATGGCTTCTGTAGAGCGATAATTTCGGCAGAGTTGATAATCTATGACGTGGGGTATCTTATTATGAAAATCCAGAATGAAATCCACAGAGGATCCGCGCCATGCATAAATATTTTGTGCATCATCTCCTACAATACTAATCGTCATTCCTTTTCTAGCATGATAGAATCCCATGAGAAGTAGCCATTGAATCTCATTGATGTCTTGAAATTCGTCCACAATAATCGTATGAAACTGTTTGGCCCATGCAATTCCTTTTGCAGTCTGTAACCATGCAACGAGGCGATAAGGGAGTTCGTCCAAGAAAGGTTGGTCTTGGATTATTGTCTGTTCTCGTAAGATCTGTGCAGATAATGCATGAAATGTCCCTGCATATCGTGGTACATCTCCTATCAATTTATGTACACGATGAATCATCTCTTGCGCTGCAGAACGACTAAATGAAACGAGGAGAATAGTTGATGGATGAATATTGTCATTCTGGACAAGATAGGCGATACGTGCTGTAATAGTTGTTGTTTTTCCAGATCCTGCTGATGCCAGAATACGCTGATTTTCATGGGAAGGACTTGTTACTACTCTAAACTGCTCTTCATTTAGTGTCACGGTGCCGTGTGAAAATTCTAATGTGTATTCCATGATACATCTTACTGTTATATAGGTGAAGGGGTTTATATTACTGTGTTTAAGTCATGCAGTGGCTACTGTGTTTAAGTCATGCAGTGGCTACTGTGTTTAAATATGAACAGATTACATCCAGAATCTAGATAGAAATGGCAGTAAATACATTAACGAATGCAGTTATGAAACAGTTAGAAGTAACTGGTCTACAATCTTTACAGGTACAAAATCATATATACGGTTGCTTTGTTGTGATGGAGGATCTGGCTGAAAAGACTCCTGAAAAGAGTCCTGAAAAAGAGGAAAAAGCAGAGGAACTCTGTCTGAAAGAAGATAATTATACATTTTCTGTAGATAAACAATTTTCAGAAATTGGAATTCGTTATGGATTTCTTATGGATACGAAACTTATTTTTGATTCGTTCTTGCCAGAATATAAGACCGCATGGTTGGATATTTTTACTATGGTTCATGACAAAAAAGCAATGGAGGATGTAGACTCCATTGAAGATGCAGTGATTGAACTGATTAGAACCAATGTATTGTCTGAAATGGCATTCTTTTTACAGTCACTTGGAACTGGTTCATTGTCAAAACAATGGCTAAATAAAGCTATTGTACTTATTACGACAGGTGAACTGCCTAAAGACATCAAAGACAGCCTATTAGCAAAAGCACATGAGAAAGCAGATGAGAAAGCAAAGAAATTTCGTAAGACCAAACGGCATATTATTGTCATTAAGAAACTATTAGGAAAAACACGTAGAAATGTAAAGGTTTAGCATATTCATGTCATTACTATACCGTGTGTATGAATTTTTATTTTTTGTTGCAGTTTGTCAATAGTATGCTTGAGATTATTCTCATCACAAGCATAATATTTCTAATTCTAACCTTTTTTTATAAACAGGCCATTTGTGAATTTCGTATTAATCAAATTGAATGGTCACAGAAATCTCATATCCCCAAATTGTTAAATGAGAAATTACCGTTAGTAGTACGAAGTATTCCGAGCAGTACATGTTGGACACAATCTGATATTCAGACAAAACGATATGATTCTGTTCCTGTTTTTCATGAAATGTCTGTTTCAGAGTGGATCTCTAATACTGTCGTTTCTGGTACTGTCGTTTCTGGTACTAGTACAACTAATGTTTCTAGTACTGGTACAACTAATGTTTCTAGTACTGTCGTCTGTCCCTGGCACTATTCTCAAGCAGAACGCATCGCATCTGTATCAGGAATAGCAGTATGGGCATCAAAATGGATTAATCCATCTGTTATTGGTTGGCATCGTTTCTGGACACTTCCACGATATTATTGTTGGGCTGGAAACAGAGGACTTCATAAGACAGTAGCATGGACACTTTTTATAACAGATAGTGAATTATCTATTACTATTATGCCCGAATCCATGGAATCTTTTTTACCAGCTCAATGGCTCAATCGGTTTCCTACCGACTTTACACAGAAAGATACACCATTTGTAACAGATCTCAAATACATTGATATTGTTCTTCGTCCTGGTACTGCTCTTTTTATTCCACCGCATTGGTTTGTATCATATATTGGTATAGAGAAATTACCATTAGTATGTACCATTTCCTATCATACTCCTATTAGTTATTTGGCATTTCAAGCATCTCCTTATATTTTGCATTGAATTTATTGATTGGGATTAATCCCTGAACCTAAAAATGAAATTATATGTAAAGTAGATGGATTCCGACAAAGACATGTCCGACTCAATGAGCATTAGTGATAATATGGATCTTTTTGATGATTTTGAACACTGTATTGCAGAGTTTAAACAGATAGAGGACACTCATACTCAAATTATTCAAAAGTTGGAATCTGTCTCATTGAATGTTTCTGCGTATAATATTGTAGAGTTGAAGAAAATGCATCAGGAAGCGATGGAACATATTAAGATGACAGGGAAAAGTAATTTTGGAGCACTCATTACAAAATAATTTGTTACAAAAAATTGAAGAGAATTTTATCCATTATAAAAATATAAGTCATGTCATTCTATGCAGTAGCGAAAGGTCTTGTACCAGGGATTTACAATGATTGGTTAGAGGCCAAAGCGCAAGTCAACGGATTTCCTAATGCTGTTTTCAAACTATTCAAAACTCTTAAGGAAGCAGAAGCATTTATGGGTCTGCATACTAAAGCAGAAGCAGACGCAGAAGCAAATGCAGAAGAAGAGAAAAAAGAAGCAAAAACATCAAAATTAGACACACTCACTCATGAACAACGAGCTGTCTTTGATTATTTACTTGAAGGACAGAGTATGGCATTACTCGGTCCTGCAGGTGTTGGAAAAAGTTATTTACTCTCCATTATCTATACCGAACTTCCTGAGCTAAGACCCTGTATGATACAGTTATGCGCCATGACAGGATGTGCCGCACTTCTCATCGGTCATAAAGCAAAAACCCTACATTCATGGGCAGGAATTGGACTTGGAAAAGATGATGTAGATACACTCTATATGAAAATCTGTAAAAATGGACGTGCCAAGAAGAACTGGCGAAATACAGACGTGCTCATCATTGATGAAATCTCCATGGCCACTCCTGATCTTCTGGATAAACTCAATGCACTTGGTAAGAAACTTCGTCGTTCTGCTAAACCATTTGGTGGAATTCAGATCCTATTTGTAGGTGATTTCTATCAATTGCCTCCTGTTAATAAGGTTGGTAATGGCGCAATGTTTGCATTTGAATGTGATGCATGGAAGGAAACAGTGACACGTATCATGGAACTCACCATCATTCAGCGACAGAAAGATCCTGTTTTCCAACGTGTTCTGATGGAAGCACGGGCTGGATCGTTTAGTGCAGAATCATGTACTATTTTGGAAGGATGCAAACGTGAATGGCGACAGAATAAAATTCGTCCCACATTGATCTTTCCACGTAGAATGGAAGTGGATCAGATTAATACAGCGAATCTGGTAGCACTTCAGGGTGAAGTACATATCTATAAAGCAAAAATTACATTGACGAAGCCACCCATTGATTTCAAAGAGAAGTCTGAAGCATTTCAAAGTGCAGTTGCAGCATTGGATAATGATGCATCCTATTTTGTGGAATTGGAACTACGAGTGGGAGCCCAAGTCATGCTCTGTGCCAATATTGATTCTGATATGGGTTTGGTCAATGGATCGCGTGGAGTGATTGTACGAATCTGTCCAGCGTCTCATATGCCCTATGTGGAATTTGTCAATGGTGTGGAACGAATGATTGGTCCGCATGAATGGGTAATTGATGGATATCCGTTTGCTTCACGATCCCAAGTCCCGTTGCGCTTATCGTATGCGATTACTATCCATCGTAGCCAAGGTTCTACATTGGACTGTGCATTAGTGGATGTGGGTGTAGGTACATTTGAATATGGACAGGCATATGTGGCGCTATCGCGAGTGACTTCGTTGGAAGCGCTGTATATTCATTCGTTTGATCCTGGAGCATTTAGAGTGCATCCGAAAGTGCGGGAATTTTATAAGGCTTTAAAGGCTTTGTAAGCTGAAAAGCCGATCACAAGGCTTTAAAGGCTGAATAAGATATAAGTATTATTCATAGTAAGATGTCTAACGAAGTACCTAACGAAGTACCTAACGAAGTACCTAATGAAGTACCTAACGAAGTACCTAAAACCGAGTTTGAATTCTATATTTTTACTTGTCTCCATTGTGAAGGAACTATTATTGTCCATCGCAATGAACTCAACTGTCGCATTTTTCGCCATGGAGTATTTAAAGCAAATCAAGAACAAATGAATCCCCATTGCCCTAAAGAAGAATGCGATCGGCTTGTAGCAGAGAATCTTATTATAGGATGTGGAAAACCATTTTGTGTTGAGGGTGAAGGAGTTGATGCGAAGGTAGTGGTGTGTGATTATATCTAAATTAAATAATACAAAATACGATAAAAATTGATATAAAGAATAAATGAATTATGACATAGATCCTCCTAATTTCTTTTCTCCGGTTTTAATATCGTGTTCAGAATGGACTCAGACAATGAATCATTTGTAATGCAAAATACGAGAGCTGTTGCAGCAATTGATGCATTTGTTGAACCTATTCTGAAACCGAATCCTCATCGCTTCACTCTCTTTCCTATTGAAAAACCTAAGCTATTTCAAAAATATCAGGATCATTTGGCTGTCTTCTGGACAGTTGAAGAGATTGATCTGGCGAAGGATTTAAAAGATTGGGTGAAGTTATCAGAGGGCGAACAATATTTCATTAAAAATGTATTAGGATTCTTTGCAGGATCGGATGGAATTGTTCAAGAGAATCTGGCAGCCAGATTCATGAATGAGATTCAGTTGGCTGAGGCTCGTCAATTCTATTCCGTTCAGCTTATGATGGAAGCAATTCATAGTCAGATGTATTCACTACTGATTGATACGTATATTGATGACAAACAAGATAAAATAGATCTTTTCCATGCTACCCAGACGATTCCTTGCGTGAAAAAGAAGGCTGATTGGGCATTAAAATGGATTGAGTCGCGAACAGAATCCTTTGCTACCCGCCTAGTAGCATTTGCAGTTGTTGAAGGAATCTTCTTCAGTGGCTCCTTCTGTGCCATCTATTGGTTGAAAGAACGTGGTCTCATGCCTGGGTTGACAACTTCAAACGAGTTTATTGCACGTGATGAAGGACTTCATACTGATTTTGCATGTGCTCTCTACGAAGAGATTGTGGAGAAACTTCCTAGAGAAAAAGTGCATCAGATTCTCTTGGAAGCTGTGGAGATTGAGAAGGAGTTTATTACTCAATCTCTGCCTTGTCATTTAATTGGCATGAATAGTGCATTGATGGCACAGTATATTGAATTTGTTGCGTCACGATTGAGCAAACAGTTGGGATATGGTGAGCTCTTTAGCACAGCCAATCCTTTTGACTTTATGGAACGTATTTCATTGGAAGGCAAAGATAATTTCTTTGAGAAACGTGTTACATCGTATGCTAAATCTGGAGTGGGTGTGGATCAGGAGAAGATGAGTTTTGCTTTGGACGCTGATTTCTGATGAAATCACTTGCTAGTGCAAACTTTTAATATTATAAACCATTTATTATATCAATAATATGATAAATGGGGTGCATACAATCTTCTGATATATGGATATCGCCAAACGTAAAATTATTAATTTTGACGAACTCCATGAAAAAATTAAATATGAAGTTATAAATACGATCAAGAAACAATATTTTATAAAGTAGAGATGAAATTTGCATTAGTTGTTATTATTGTTTTTTTATTTGTATTAGCATGGTCTCCGAATACGCCTAATGGAAGTGGTGGATTAAGCCCTGATGGTGGTATGCGTAATTATACTATGAAACAGACAGAATTATCGGATAAAAATGTAACCTATAATGAATATGATGTTGATATCTACGATTATAGTGGCATTCCTGAAAAGAAAGTGTGGAGTATTGGACACTGGTCTAAGTGATTATAAGTGAACAAAGTGGTTATAAGTGATTTAGTCAATAAAATATTATAATAAGTAGATGGAGTCTTTTCTTATTGTAATATACGGCATTGCCTTTGTATTTATTATATACTATGTTATACAATTACAGTATGCAAAACCTTTGAGTAATGCTACAATCACTGTAAGTGCAGATGCAAATGTAACAGACGTATGGCCTTGGCCCATTACAAAACCCAACTTCTGGGAACATTGGTTTGATACAAAGAGTGTATATACGCATCCTGGTTATAGACATGCGCCTGCTCATCAAAGTGGATATGGGTATACTGGGCGTGAGCACTCAACTGACACGGGTACAATTGAAGGTAATCATTATGATTGGGATTTAGATGGTGGAGCTTTCTATAGAAGTGGATATGGATATACAGGTAGATAAAAATTGAATATCTTTTTTCATATAATAAAAGATAAAATGGCGCAACTCAAGCAAATTAAAGGTGTACCTTATTTCTTAAAAGAAGGTATCGTCTATACGTTTGAACTTGATCATGGACTCCCTTCCAAACAAAGTGTTGCAATCGGAACCTATCAAGAAGCATCCGATTCCATCACTTTCTATGATGACTGGTTCCAACGTGTTCAACCTGGACTTGAGGCATTCCGAAGTAGAATTGAAGTCATTGAACGTGACAAACTCCGCGAAAGTGCTGATAAGCCTCAAAAGCAACGTAAAACCCCAGCAACTCAGCGAAAACCCGCCAAAGCAAAGGGTGCTAAAAGTGACTAAGAAAGACGCGGAAAGCCTCTTTCATCTTCTTATGCAAGGACGAAATTATATGAACGGTGCAAGCCTTTAAGGCTACTTGCAAGCCTTTAAGGCTACTTGCAAGTCTTTAAGGCTTTAAAAAAGCGATTAAATTATTTAGAACATCCTTGGCAACTAGGTGGCTGGCTACAAGGTTGGCTACAAGGCTGGCAACAAGGCTGGCAACTAGGTATAGGATAAATTACACACTGAAAAGGTAATGGTTTAAATGCAGGATGAGTATATATATTTATTTTTGTTGTATACAGACATGCCTTCATTTTTGCTTGATAGATTTTTGCATACATCCTATTAGAATGAAATTTTTCATTTTATGTATCGGATTAATTTGTTTCATTCTATTCTTGAATAGAGAAGGATTTGCATATACCGAAGGATTTGCAGATCTTGATAATACATTTCTCTCCAAATACAATACATTTATGACATTTTATAATACATTTATGACAAACTGGATGCAAGCCATTATTACTTCTCTTAGTACTAATCTGCCTGCACCAACTCCATCTTTAGATGGCTTGCCGCCAAAAGTAAACAAAGAATCTCCTCCACAACCCACAATGGATCAATTAAATCAATACATCCAGATTCTAATTAAAAAAGAGGGAAAATCATTTCCACCCATTACTGCACCCATGCCCGAATTAAATACAACAGAGGAACTGATCGCTATAAAGTTTCCTACAGATATACAACCCTTTCAAAATGCATTAGACTGGATGAATATGAATATGTCTAAAGCACATGCTACTGCTGAAGCCGCAATACAATCAGTAGCATCTCTTCAAGGATTTTCTAATTATGAAAGATTTCCGTATGATTTTGGTGATTACGAAGGATTACGTTATGAACCCTTGCGTTATGAACCCTTTGAAGATATCTGTCAACAAATATCATCATGTCAAGTGGCAGAGAACGCCAAACAGGAAGAGAAAGTTGCATCTATACAAAAACAAATGGGACCCGTATTTGATAAATTTTTAACATTACAAACTGCATTAAATAAAAACACAGAACTGATTGTAAAATCTAAAAAACTACAAGATCAAGCAAAGAATGGGACATTACTACCTGCTCCTGCCACTAGAACCTCTCCTTACAAACTTCCTCCAGGCAGTGATGCATTACAGAATATGGAACGAGATGATCCAGAGAAATACAAAAAGTATAAACAGAACTTTGGACAGTTTATGAGCATGAAACAGAGTTTTGATGGGATTAATAGTGTATTACGCTAAGTAATTAAGTTAATTACGACAAGTGCTTGCACTAAATGCTTATGCTTTCTACCGTCGCTTTCTAAATGTTCTATTTACTGCATTTTTCTTTTTTGTAATCCGATTCACTTTTGCACGAATCAATGACGGAAGAGAGCTCTGATGCCCACTGCACCGAACAGATACAAATGGAAATACAAATGAATTATGCTGTTTACGTGCTTTTATACTAATTTCTACCAGTTTAACTGCCATACATTCCATAGATCCAATATTAAATAAACGCGTATGAAGTAATCCTAAACTAAAATACAATGAAATCAATGTATCTAGTGATGCAATCTTAAGAACACCATGATCCGACTCCATACTTACATATGAATGGCATGCAGAATATTCAATAATACATACAATAATCTGTTTCTTATATTTAATCATTGTAAAATAAGGAATCATATCCGAATGTTCAATGGTAACCGTTTGAATAGTCAGTTTTGTTTTCAATTGTGATACTAGTTTTTCTGCATCTTGTTTTGAATCAGGCGAATAAAACAGAACAGGTTTTGTTGGAGTAACATGAAGTTCTGCACGAGATGTTTCCAAAGAATGCTCATATAAATCAATCAAATCTGCACCCGCAAAAACACGGTTATTATTAATTATAAAATTAAGAATAATACTAATATGACGATCAGTAATCGTTTTTTTATTATATATTCTGCATGGTGTTGGAGGTACAAATTCGTTGAAAATCATCAATCGTTCAAATACTTTTGACCAGCGCCTCACTTCGCCTCGTGGACGACTCAATTCTACATACATCAACATACGTAATGAATTTGCATCTAAATAATGGATTCCATCAAATATTGCGGATCGTTTATACAATGTTTGATATATTTTTGGATGAATGGCAGTAATATCTGCTACAGGTACATAATCAACATAGATTTTTGTTGTGCCTTCATGCATTCCTTCACGAATAGAAACCTCCTCAAATCCTGCTTTTTGTAATAATTTTACCAAATACTGGATATCGTTTACAGGTGAAGGCGTAAACAAATCATAATCGGGAATAGAATAGGTAGGATCATAGATTTTATAAGGTTCTGGTAAATAGGCATTAATTGCTTGACCACCATAACAAATTCTATGTGTTTTTCTTAGAAATTGTTCAACAATTTCAATCGCATATAAAATCTGATCATTATGTGCTGTAGAATAATCTATTTTCTGTTGTGCAACTTCGGAAGCCTTTTTAATAAGCTCAATCTGTTCTTTGAAATGTGGCTGTGTAAAGTAACTGACTATTTTAGCAGATGTGACTGGTTTATCATCCATACCTATTATGCCTTTGGACATTATAATGTTCAAATGGCGCATTTTTTAACTAAATTCTAAATATAAACGAATAAAACATCTATGTATCATGCATATTCTAGAACTTGGCAGACAGTTTCGTCCTGCCACATCACATGTATATCCGCCTTTTAAAAATTGGCGATATATGGAAGAATATGTATTTGATTATTGTATGTCGCACCCCATTAAAACAGAATACATCTATATCCCAGTCTTCTGGACAAATCTACAGAATCATCCAGGATTTGCAGATAAAAAAGAGTTATATAATAAACTGTTAAAAGCAGCATATAGCAAATTTGCAGGTGCACGTTTTTTTACAGTAGTACAACATGATGATGGACCTGCGCTAGAATTACCTGCAGGTACTCTTATTTTTGGAGCATGTACTGGAACAATTCCATTGCCGCTCATTTATGAAGATCAGACAGAACGTTTAATAAAAAAGACTCGTATGAAAAAAGACATACTTGCTTCTTTCGTTGGTTCTATAACTCATCCTATTCGTGAAAAAATGATGAAGGTCATTCAAGAATATGATGATATTGTCTGTCAAGGAAAAGCAGGATGGAGTTCAGTTGTATCAGATGATTTGGCAGATACATTTATTCATGTTACACTTCGGTCCAAATTCTGTCTGGCTCCACGTGGATATGGTCGTAGTTCCTTTCGGTTTTTTGAAGCAATTCAACTAGATTGTATTCCTGTTTATCTGTGGGATGATAAATGTTGGCTTCCTTATCAGGATCAGATTGATTATTCTACTTTTTCTATTTGTATTCATGAAAAGGATATATATAACATATATGAAATACTTAATATTTCAGATGAACGATATGAAGAAATGATGGATGCTTTACATGCTATTAAAGAGAAGTTTACATTGGAATTTATGTGTGTTTATATATGTGATACTATTTCTAAGAATTCTTCTTCATAATTTCAATATAACCCTCCATCAACGGATGTTTTGCCATTAGATAGACATGGCAACGACGACGAAGTATAAATAACCAGGTGGTATCATTATCTTTGAGAAAACGATGTGATTGTTTTGTATATAAAAGAGTATTCAGTAATTGTTCTGGTGTGATATCATTTAATGACATCACGTTCAGTGCATCTATCTTGGTAATATTCTGGATGGACATTGCTTCTTGCTTATTTTTATATACAATTATATTTCAATTTTTTATTTGATTAGATCTTATACAAGTAGGACCAAAAGTCCTTACACAGTCGGTGATCGCAAGAAACCTTTATTGGCATTCATAGAAGGATTCGGCTCAGAAGGAACAATAGTAGGAGGTTTAGTGAAACGTAATGGCTTTGGTTTAGGGATAAAGCTATAACGTTTAAACAGTTCTTCTGTAAACATATATTCATTATTTGGTATATCGTGTAATAAAATAGGTATACAATGTACACCAAACGTAGAAGAGATTTTTTTATATGTTTCTTTGGAAACAGATTGATCTGGATCCTTTGAAAAACAAACAGTCCATTTCAATTTCGTATCATTTACAACCGTCTCTGCACGATCACCTGGGATAATCATAAAATCATCTGCTGTTTCTAGAACACCAAAGGTAGATCCTGCTGTATTGTCTGTAATTCCTAACTGAGTCTGTGTATATGATAAACGTAAATTGGTTAAGAAATCCAAATCTTCATTTGCAGGATATGCCTTTTCACGAAATCCAGATGTATTTGCATTACTAAACACCAATACTTTTTTATTATATACTGCAAGTTTATTCATTAGTAATTGACCCTCTTGTTTCTGACGATAATATGTTCCTGTTAACTCATTTTGAAGAAAACGTTCTGATAACGGTGCAATCATCTTGGCTACATTGGAATAATAATCAAGAACAACAGATGAATTATAGGCACCAGGTGGCTGTTGCAAGAAATACAGAACAAGTACAACAGGATCAGATGCATTCTGACACGATGATGAGAACGCATAGTAATTGATTTTTTCACATACAGCACGGATACTGGATGCAGCAGAAGAGTCACACTGTGGATTATTAGATGCAGTATTTATCATGAGCTTACCCTGTCTATCACGAACAACCAGTTTAGGAAAATATTTTTTATCTCCACTGCATTTTTGAATGTAATCAATTTCTAATATGAATACACGACATCCTGCTGCAACTGCATTTTGTACAGCAATATCTGGATCATAATAGGAATCTCCTGTTGGTCCGATGAATCCTGTAAATCTGCATCCTAGACTATAGAAGTTTGTAAAAATCCGTTCTGATTCTGGCACATCTTTTGCTCCTTCTGCAAATGGACGTTTTCCATTTGATGCATCGCTATATGTATCTGTTAACAATTTAACTTGTTTTTTATAACTATCTTGAGATTTATAATCTTCAAAACCTTCTTTTAGGCTAAAGCCCCACATATACACCGCAATTGCAATTACTGCTATGATTAGAACCACAATGAAATATTCACCTATCCATTTATTCATTCCTATGGTTTTACAAGATTATTCTAACAATATAAAAACCGGACACGATATAACTATAATACGACATGGATTCAATTACATCATTTAAGGACTTAGTGGGAGACGAACAATATCAATGGGGTCTCTATTTTTATCATTTAGAGTCTAAAAATCGGTCATCCTTGGAAAATGCTCTTTTGAAGGCATATCACGCCATCAAAGGAGATAATGTAGAACGATGTTGTTGCAATGAAGGGGATCGCGATGAAGGCCCTGTTCCAAACTGTGGACCCGAATGCTGTACTCGTGAACCATGCAAAGAATGTGGATCTTCTATTCGTATTTGTCGTGATGTTTGGTTTTCTGTTTATCATGGAATTGTGTGTGT